GGACGCTTTGCTTTGTGGTCGTACCATCGCTCTGTCTACAGATATCTTCTTTGACCAAAAGACTAAAGGCTACTTCATCGACTCTTGGTTGTCAGAAGGTGCTACTACTGGTAGATATGATAACTGTTCTGTAGTTGTTTCTAATTCTGCTTCTGCTGATAGTAATGTTCTTACTAAAGCTAAAGGTAAATCTAAAGCAACTAAAACATATAGCTAACAGATAAGTCTAACACTGTTAGACTATAATCAATACATAGCCCTCTACTTCCATCATTTGGTTGTTGGAGGGTTTTATTTAAGGAGGTGAAAGTGTCAGATAAATTAGATGCAATTAATACTTGCTTAGCTGGTATTGGTCTTGCACCTGTCTCTGATGAAGATGATTCAGACTTAGATGCAGCTCAAGCTAATAGGACAATAGATAGGATATCAAAAGAGATTCAGCAAAGAGGTTGGTTCTTTAATAAAGAATATAATTGGAATGTAGTACCTGATGCAAACACAGGTCAGATAGTTGCACCTACTAATGCTCTATCCTTAATTACTTCTGGTGAAAGCAGAAACATAAGACTTGCACTTAGAGATGGTAGACTTTATGATATGGTTAATCATACCTTCGATTTATCTGACTTAGCTAATTACTCTGTAGGTGGAGTTCTTTGTCTTCAATTAGCTTTTATTATGCTAATTGACTTTAATGATTTACCACCGATTGCACAAACAGCTATTAAGTATATAGCAAGAAGACAGTTTGCTCAGGACTTAGAAGTTGATGAAAAGAGATGGAAATTTCAGAAGCAAGATGAGATTGATGCTATGAACTTACTTCAAAGAGAAGAGTCCAGAAATAGAAAGCATAACTACTTGCGTGATAATCCTACTGCTCAGAACTTTATAGCAAGGGCTGGTGGTCCTAACTCTATGGCAAACAGGTTATCCGTATTCCCGAGACGTAACACATATTAAAGGAGGTGGCTTATTACTTATGTTACAAGTAATCAAGGTAGACCTATCCAAGGTGTATCTCAGCAACCAGCTAAGAACAGATATCCTGGACAAAGTACCTTGTCAGATAATTTCAGACCAGATATTGTAAGAGGGTTAAGTTCAAGACAGGGTACTCAAAAGGATGGTACTTTTGTCGGTGCATCTATGAGCTCTCTATCTAAATGGCATCATTATAAAAGGAATGGAGAAGAATACTTCATTGAAGTTCAAGTAGATGGTACTGTCCAGGCTTGGTCTCCTGATGGTACTAAGCATACTATTAATGTTGAAGACAGTGCTGGTACTTACTTAGCTAATTCTGATCCTTCTTCTAACCTTGATCTTATGACAATAGGTGATTACACTTTTCTGATTAATCGTGATGTGGTAGTGGAAGAGAGTTCTACAACTACAGATTCATTAGAGAACGTAGCCATTGTATACATTCAGTTTAAAGATTATTCACAAACAACCTCTATTGAGATAGATGGAGTTGAGGTAGCATGGCATCGATCTTTAGATGGAGGTGCCGCAATTGATGTAGGTTCTGTCAATCCAGCTACTGTAGCATCTAAATTATTGGATGGTCTGCAGGGTAATAGTGGAGTGCAAGATGACGCTGGTGAATGGGGTGGAACAGATATAACTGCTAACTTTTCTATCATCTTAAATGATAACTGTCTTTTTATCTCAAGGATTGATGGAGGAGACTTTACAATAAGTGTAGATGATGATGTAGATGGTTCTAATGCAGTCGCTTTGTTTAAGACTATTGAAGAAGTATCTTTACTTCCTAATAAAGCACCAGATGACTTTAAGATAAAGGTTACTCCACCTGGTGGGGATAGGACAGAGAATGCAAGCTTCTGGCTAAAGGCTACTACTACTGATGGAAGTGCTGGTAATACTCTTACTTGGAATGAAACTACTGCTCCTGATATCTCAGTAGGTATTAATCCTGCAACTATGCCTCATGTTCTTGTAAGAGAGAGCGTAACAGCAGGAGTAGCTACCTTTACTTTAAGACAGGGAGAGTGGGAAAATAGAGAAGTAGGTGATGATAGGACTAATCCCTTACCAGCCTTCACAGGTTTTAAAATAAACTCAACTGGACTTATGCAAAATAGATTATACTTTACTGCGGGAGAGTCCGTTACTATGTCAAGATCTAATGAGTTCTTTAATTTCTTTAGAGATACTGTTCAAGCAACATTAGAGACTGATCCAATTAGTGTATATGCTGACTCACCTCAGATTAATTATCTTAAAGCTTCTATAGGCTTTGATGGTGATTTAGTATTCTTCTCTGATACTTCTCAGTTCTTAATGCCAGGTGATGTAGCCTTGACTTCAAGTAATACAGTATTAAGAAAGACAACTACTTTTGAAACTGATCTATCAGTTAAACCTGTTGCATCGGGAGATAATATCTTCTTTGCAATCAATTATGGTCAGTTTACTGGTATAAGAGAATACTTTACAGATTCAGTAACAGATTCTAAGAGAGCAAGGCCAGTAACCGATCATGTTAAAGAGTATATAAAAGGAAGCCCTGCTCTTATGGTGGCTTCTACCAATGTAAATCTATTGCTCATTAAAGCAGAAGATGATAATATAATTTATACTTATGATTGGTTATGGCAAGGAGTTGAAAAAGCTCAAAGTGCTTGGGGTAGGATACTATTCCCTGAAAGTGATAAGATAGTCTATATGGCTTTTGTGGATGATACTTTAAGGCTAATCATTGAAAGAGATAGTATGACAGTTGAGTGTGAATCTATAGACTTAGGCGATGCTGATTCTTCTGGATTAACTTTTCCAGTTCGTTTGGATCGTTCCTCAGTAGTTACTATGACAAAAGATGATGATACCTGGAAGTGTAGTGATCCTTTACCTAACTGTTCTACTGATGATATTAGGTTAGTTAGGTCAACAGATTGTTATGAAGAAGAGAAAGGTACTTTAGTTAATTTTGAAAGAGTAGGTTCAGAGCTTTGGTCAGAAGATGATTTAAGTGATCAAGCTACCTGTGAAGTGATAGCAGGTGTCTATTATGAATGTAAATATACTTTGACTAATCCTGTCGTTAAGGATAGGAATGGACAGGCTATGAATCTTGATAAGCTTATAGTTGGTGCTTACTATGTTAACTATAATACATCAGGAGATATAGTAGCTGAGGTAGAAGATAATTATGGTAATGTAAGAGAGTCATCTTATAGTAATAGGACACTTGGTGGACCTGAAAACTTAATTGGATTTGCTCCTTTAGTTCAAGGTCAACATAGAATACCTATTCGTAAAAGGTCAGAAGAATATAAACTTACTATCAAAACAGATAGTCATTTACCTTTAGCTATTCGTGACTTTTCTTTAACTGGAAACTTTAACAGGAGAGGACAGCGTATATAATGGCAATAGGAACAACTGCTGCCCTTGTTGCATCTCTCGCTGTATCTGCTGTATCTGCCGGTGCTTCTTATATGCAAGCTGAAGCTCAGAAAGAAGCACAGGAAGAATATAACGAACAGCTAAGAGATGAAGCATTAAGGCAATACACAGAGTTAAGTAAAGAGGAAGCTGATGTAATTCAAGAAGGATACAAACAATCTATGCAAGCACAAAGAGAGTATATGCAAGCAAGGTCTTCTGTTGAATTGCAATCTGCTGCTACAGGTACTTATGGTCAATCAATAGATTTAGCTATGGAGGATTTAGCGACTGGTTTAGGCCAGAGATTTGGAGACATAACAACTCAAAAAGAAAGACAACTTGATAATATAGATACACAAGCACTTAATATCCAGTCCGGTGTTGCTAAACAAACTGACTATACTATAACGCCACCTGCATTCTATCAAGGTGCTATGTCTGGTTTAAGCACTTTTCAATCTACATATGGTACTTTTCAAGGAGCAGCAAAAGCTTCAAGAGAGGGTGCTAAAGCAAAATAGGAGGTTAAATGGCAGAACCAATAACAAGACAAAAGGTTAATAATCCTTTTCAGATGGGTCCGTCACAGCAAGTACAAATGCCTGGAAGGTTAAAGACAGAGAGTCAAGCTTTACCTCGTTCAGCTTTCCAGGCTGGAAGCACAGGTACTGACATTGTTAATGCTCTGGTAGGATTTACAGGTGTGGCAGCAGATCAATATACTAAGAAGATGAATAAGAAAATAGCTGCTGATAAGATAATCCAGAGTGGTGTCGCTGCTGCTGGTGCAGCTCCCACTGATAAAGCAACCGTAGCAGGAATAAGGACTCATGCAGTAGTTACACTTAAGAGTGAAATGCTTGGAGTTCAGGCTCGACTTAATGAATTAGCTAAGCAAGGCTTAGATGATGAAGAGTGGGAAAAAGCAATTCAAGATGAGTATAGAGCTGTTGATAATTACATGCTTGATACTTATGAAGGCTATGCAAAAGATCAAGAGATGCAAAAGTTAGTACCAATTTCTTTTCGTGAAGCTATGCCACAGGTAGCATCAGTAAGAGAAGCGGATAAGATTAAAAGAAAAGAAGCTTCTTATATCAATAGCGTAACAGATGCACTGCTTAATATGGAGAAACTGGCTAAAGAGAACGGACATAAAGTACCTGTTGATGCAGCAGTCACTTCTATTGATAGATTAGTTAAAGGGAATCAACTTACCTCTCTTCAAAAGGATGAAGCTATTACAAAAGCCATTCTTACTTCTAAATCTCCTTCTCTTATTGAGGCATCTAAGGTGTGGAAAGGAGATCGGAAAACATCTTTATATGAGAGAACAGGAGCCTTACAAGCTTTAGATGAAAGGTTGCAAGGAGAGAGTTTAAGTAATGAAGCTGTCTCTTTAGCTGTTGAGTTCAGTACTTACAAGTCACAGATTCTTAGTGGAGAGCTTTCATTAGATGCTGGTCTTAGTTTGATTGATAGGAGAAATAAAGAACTTAATGGTAAGTTTGCAACGAGAGGTTCTATCACTTCTATCATTAATGATCACGCAAAGGCTGTTGCTGGAAGGGAAAGACAAAGACAAATAAAAGCGTTACTTGCTGATCAAAGTCAGACTGATGCAACCTCTATTGTTCCAAAAGAAAGACAAGCTGGATACACCTCTATTTATCAAGACTTGATTAATCAAGCGAGAGAAGAGGCTAAAGAGATACCAGAAGAAGAGCAAGGAGAGTTCTTAAAGAAGAAGACAGCATCAGCTATTGCTCAAGTGTGTGATATGGCAGTTACTAAGGATGATGTTATTAATCCTTTCGTTAAGTCTTTATCAAACCTGGCTACGTCTAATGTAGCAGCAAGGCAAAAGGTTGGTGATAAAGGAGAGCTTACTTTGGATTCTACAACTGAGCAAGCTATTAATATCTTAGACGCTATGCCACCTATGGCAAAGTATAAGCATCTTGATTCGTTAGGTGGTAAAGAGTCAAAAGTTGTAAGAGCTTTTATGGCATACCGAGACAGAGGTATACCTGATCCTCAAGCTTTGACAATGGCACAGGGGTTTCTTAATAACCCTTTCAACCCAGATGCAAGTAGGATTAATAAAGGCGTTGAGGAAGTAAGAGATAATTTAGAGTTCTTATTTAATCCTGACTTTGAAGATAGTCAATCAGCTTACCTGGAAGAAGAGATTAGAAATCAAGTATCACTTTCTCCTGAACCTGATGATGATTCTAATATTGATCTTGTCACTGAATATTTTAAGAAAGGGTGGACTACTGCTGGACATCTAAGACTTAAAGGATCAATAGGTTATTTGAGCAAAGCTATAGGATTAGACCCTAACTTACCTAAGAAGGGTGCTAAGTTAGAGGATATGATGCGTGGTGTAGTATGGTCTCAAAGAGATACTTGGATGCCACAGCTTCAAGCACTTGGGTTGGATGAAGAAGATGTATTCCCTATCACTGACCCTAAGAGAGGTACTATACAATTAGTTGCAAGAAGTAAAGCCTCTAATGCTAATATCTATCTTGGTAAGCCTATGCCTTTAAGTAAGGTTAAAGACATGGCAGCTCAGTATAAGGTAAGACAAGAAAAAATAGCTGATGAGGTAGAGAAGTTAGGTGGCATTCCCTTTGAAGTGAATGAACAGAATGTTATTACAGACTTTGAAGAGGAGAAAGCTAAGATGAGAGCTTTATATTCAAATAAGAAAAGGAGTATGAATGCTAAATAATATAATTGATTCAATTGGAGCCTTTTTAACAGGAGGAGGTGATCCAGAAGATATAAGGAGTAGTGTAATTGGAGCATTACCAGAGCAAGAAATACCTGAACCAGAAGAACCAGAAGCACCAGAGGTTCTCAGGCAGCCGGTTATCCCAGAGGTCATTAAGTTCAACGAACCGGATGAGTTTCAACTACCAGAGATTGAAGACCCTGGAACAGGAAAGACTAATCTTGAAATGTTTCAACCGATTGATGTCAGGTCTCCTGAAACTATTAGGAGTGATTCTGATCGTATGGCTGATGATGCAGTTATCGCTATTCAAGACATCAGAGAAGAAAGACTTGGACTGACAAAGAACCGAGGACAAGCATCTACTGACTATCTACAATACCTTAAGTCACAGGAGAATCCTAATAATAAAGGTAGAGTTAATGTAGGTGGTCAACCTAAGTATATGATGTTTAAATCGGTTGAAGAAAAGAAAGAGAAAGGTCAGTCTGAATATGAGATTGGATACGGTGTAAAGGTACTTGATAAGTGGTTGACAGATAAGAAAGAGAACTGGCCTGTGATAGATGGTGTTCCTGTGAATGTAAAGGAAGGTTTAACCTCTAATCAGGTAGACTCTCTTGTTAATGATAAACTAAAAGACTATCGAGAGGCATCTAAGAAATCATTAGTTCAATGGGATGAGATGACAGAAGAGGAGAAATACGCCTGGACTGACTTATCTTATAATGGTGGTAAAGGTGCTATTAGGATGAATAAGAAAGCTAAGTTAGCAGCAGATGCAGGCTATACGATGGAAGGGCTTGTAAAGATATTTGACTTTACTAAAGCTGGTAGTCAGAGATATCATGGTCTATTAAAGAGAAGACTAAATGCTTACAACAAAGCTGCTTTATCAGTGACTGGTGCTCCCGTTGTAGAAGAGTACAAATGGGGTGAAGAGGTTTGGGTTAAGTTTAGTTCTTCTCTAAGAAGTGATAAGTTCAGCAAAGCTTTTAGAGATAAGATTAATAAGGCAGGTGGCTGGTATAAAGTACCTGGCAAGGGAGGAACGCCTAAGCATGTAAAAGTAGGTGAAAACTTTCTATTCTAATAAGGAGGGAATTTGACGGATTACTATGATAACATAGAATTAGGGGAGCAGCCAGTAGCTGCTGACCTTAGATATCTTGTTGATCAAAGTAAAAGTGAAGAGAACGTAGACTTCCTGGGAGCAGCTTTCCAGGAAGCTATGTCACCTTTTGCTATTAATAGGATGTTTGAACGTAGGTCTTCTAAGTATGAAGCTGATGAAAATTGGACTTTAACTAAAGAAGCTAAGGAGGATTTATATTTACAATACTCAAATGATGAATTAGATTATCTTGAGAAAGCTGATTCAGAACCAGAGTTCTTAGCACGGAAAGGTTTTATTAAAGAGGATAGGGATAGGCAGCAAGCAATAGCAAATGCCGGAGCTAAAGGTATAGTGGCTAACTTAGCTTTCTCTATGTTTGATCCTATTGGTATCGCTACTGGTATCGCTACTGGTGGTTTAAGCTGGGGAACCAAAGCAACTGGAATTACTAAAGCTCTTAGGATTGCTACTTTATCTGGTATTGAGAATGCTGCTATTGAAACCTTACTGGTTAAAGGTAATACGCAGTCTAACATGTTAGACACTGTAGGAGCTTTTGCTGGTGGTGCTTTAATAGGTGGTGCTTTGTCACCTTTAGTTAGAAGTCGTAGACCTGACATAGCTGATCTTGCTGATGAAGCTGATGCTGCTGTAAGAGCTGATGCTGAAAACCTTGTAGCAAAAGAATTAACTAAAGACTTTCCCAGGTCAAATACTGATGTTGATTCTAATCTAATTAGAAGAAAGGTAAATACAAAAGGTATTGAACTTAAGAGAGCTTATGATTCTGCATCGGCCTGGTCTAATAAAAAGATAGGTGAAGTGAAGAGCCGTATTAAATCTTTGGAAAAAGAGATAGAAGCTGAGGGTACTGAGTTAAAAAATGCTCAAGCCTCAGTAGAAGTTCATAGGAATAAAGTAAGAGATGCACAGAGAGATTTCATTAAGAAAGCTGGCCCTGAAAGAGAGAGGATAAAGAATAAATATGCTGATGAAATATCTGCTGAGCAAGAAAGAATTAAGAAAATAGAAAAGAGTTTAGAGAAAAAAGATACAACTAAGAAACAGGCTAAACTTTGGAAAGCAGAAGAGAAAGTAAGAGAGCTTGAAGCTAATAGGGCCAGAGAGTTAGCAGAAGTAGAGGCAAGACTTAAAGGTAAGGTTAATGCTGCTGAATTTAAATTAAGACAGCGCATGAATAAACTGGCTCGTTCTACAGTGGAAAGAAGAGATAGACTTACCAGAGAGATGCTTAAGAATAAAGCTGATCTTGAAACTGCTTTTAAATCAAGGAAAGCTGGTAAAGAATTAAAGATGTGGAACATGATGACAGAAGAACAAAAAGCAAGAAGCATCTTTAAAGAGGGATTACCAACTAAGAGTGGTAAGCTTCAACGTCATCTTAATCAGCTAAGAGATATTAATGAGACTACAGATATCTATGAAACAGCAGATATTGAATTAGGTTCAGAGGTAGAAATTAGTACCGTTGAGGCTATTGAGAAAGGAAAGCCTGGTTCAGTAGGTGCTGCTGCTGCTGGTGATAAGAGACAGCTAAGACGTATCTATGACATAGATAAGAAGTAT